TACCGGCCATCTGGCCGCCCTGTCCCCACGCGGGACTAGTACATTAGCTTCCCTTGTTGTCTAATGTACAGGTGACACCACCCGGTGATCACCTAACCAAGGAGCACCTATGCGACGCTCAAAAATGGGCAACGCCCACTCTAAAAAGCTGTTCTCCCGGACAGCTAAATCCACTCACCCTAAAAACACGGTAGCTGCGCCGATGCGCGGCGGCATCCGCCTATAGGGCGATGACCTGTTACTACCCGATCAAGGCCTACCGCTCTCCGGTAAAAAACCCGGAGAGCGGGAAGCCGATCATGGTGTTCAATCCAAAACACGCTCTCGATAGCACCCGCCCTATCGATCTACCCTGCAACCGCTGCACCGGCTGTCGAATTGACAAGGCCCGCGACTGGGCCGTCCGCTGCAAGCACGAATCTCAAATGCACAAGGCCAACGCCTTCATAACGCTCACGTACAACGATGAGCATCTGCCCGAGACTTACTCGGCAGATAAACGTCCCTTTCAACTCTTTATGAAAAAACTTCGCAAAGCCCTCGAACCTAAAACGGTTCGCTTCTTCGGCTGCGGCGAATATGGCGACCAAAACGGTCGCCCTCACTTTCACGCCCTGATCTTCGGCCATCAATTCGCCGATCTAAAATATCATTCGAAAAACGACCAGGGCGATATCTCTCATACCTCAGAGGAGCTGAGCGACATCTGGACCGAAGGTCTCGCCACTACTGGCGAAGTAACCTTTAAGTCTGCGGGCTACTGTGCCCGCTACGTTCTCAAAAAAATAACTGGCGACGATGAACGCGTCGACAATCACTACTGGCGGCTTAACCCGCTCAATCAAAAGTACCACCGCGTTGCCACCGAATGGGCAACGCAATCTCTAAAACCCGGACTCGGCTCGACATGGTTCGAGAAATATAAATCGGATGTATTCCCCGCCGATTTCGTCGTTATCGACGGCAATAAGCTTCCGGTCCCGGACTTCTACCTTCAAAAACTTCCAGAGGAGGAACGCGATGCGATCAAGCTGACACGCACTATAAAATCTCGCGACAAATCCGAAAAAACTGACTGGCGGCTCTACGTCCGCGAGGAAGTAAAAAAATCCAAACTCAAAACTCTGTCGAGGAAATTATGAAAACCAATGCTTACACAATCTACGACCGCAAGGCTCTCATCTATAACGCCCCCTTCTTCGTTGCCACTGATGGGGTCGCGACCCGCGAGCTGTCGAATCTGGTCAATGATCCGAATACTACTATTGGCCGTCATCCTAACGACTACGTCCTGTACTGCTGCGGTGCATACGACGACCAGCTGGGAAGTCTGCTTCCTGAAAGCCCCTTGCGTCACGTCATGGACGCATCAGCACTCGTCAAGCTTGAACCCAACATCTTCGCCGAGCTCTCCGGCGTTCCCGGCGCAACCCTGACAAACGGAAAGGCTTAACTAATGCGCTCTCTCCCATCAGTGATGACGCACAATTTCAACACGACGCCTAAGGCGGAAATTCCGCGTTCATCCTTCGATCTCTCCGCCGGCTATAAAACAACCTTCGACGCCGGGTATCTCATTCCGTTTTTCGTCGAGGAGGCACTGCCCGGTGACACATTCAATTTGCAAAGCGCACTCTTCGCCCGCTTCGCTACGGCTCTACATCCGTTCATGGATAACGTTCGTCTTACAACGTTTTACTTCGCCGTGCCGATGCGTCTGGTGTGGGACAACACACAGAAATTCTTCGGCGAGCAACGGAACCCGGGAGATTCAACGGATTTTATCATCCCGCAAATGACCTCCCCTGCGGGCGGCTATGCGGCATCGTCGATTTACGACTACATGGAGCTGCCGGTCGGCATCGCAGGCTTCCAGCATTCGGCGCTTCCTCTTCGCGCCTACAATCTGATTTATAACGAATGGTTCCGGGACGAGAACCTGCAGAACTCCGTCGCGGTGCCGACCGATGACGGGCCCGACACAACCGCGACCTATCAAATTCTTCGCCGCGGCAAACGCCACGACTATTTCACGAGCTCTCTTCCATGGCCTCAAAAAGGGGCCTCGGTGTCTATTCCGCTCGGTACTCAAGCGCCTGTTATCGGTTTCGGGGTACAGCCACCGGGAGCGTTTACATCGTCTCCGGTGATTGCTTATGGTGTGCCGCCTTCGGGTGCCGGTGACTTCGGTATCGGTACTCCGGCTATCGGAACAAATAATGTTAGTGTCGTCATGGCCGGACAATCGCTCGGTCCCGCTGGGACCGGCAACCGGCCGCAGATTTTTGCTGATCTGTCGGCGGCAACGGCATCGACTATTAATCAGTTGCGTCAAGCCTTCGCCTATCAAAAACTCCTCGAGCGCGATGCGCGAGGTGGAACCCGCTATACGGAAATCCTTAGGGCACACTTTAATGTCATATCACCGGACGCCCGGCTTCAACGTCCTGAATATCTGGGGGGCGGAACTACGCCCCTCAATCTCTATCAGGTGCCTCAAACCAACGACGGCGGGACCACGCCCCAAGGCAACCTCGCCGCATACGGCACCGCTTCATCGTCCAACAACGGCTTTACCAAGTCGTTCACGGAACACACCATCGTCATCGGCCTTCTTTCGGTACAAGCCGATCTGAACTATCAGCAAGGCACGCGTCGCATGTGGTCCCGGAGGAC